ATTGATTATTTGATTGATTATTTGATTGATTATTTGATTGATTATTTGATTGATTATTTGATTGATTATTTGATTGATTATTTGATTGATTATTTGATTGATTATTTGATTGATTATTTGATTCATTAATGTTATATGGGTATAAGTAAGCAGCAGCAACAATACCTAAATTAACTTTATTACCATAAGTATGATTATTAAATACAATATCATCAGGATTAAGTATATCAAAACCACTATCAAAAAATTCTTTTTTTGCATTAATATTATGTTTTTCAACCTTACTTTCATAAGCGGTTTTTAATTCAGGATGTTCAACGTATAAGTATAATTTCATAAATTGATTACTCATAATGTAAGTGGTAAATTATTTTTAAATGATTTATTATTATTTTTAGTATAATCTATCAATTGTTCAATTCCTTTTTCAAAAGAAATATTTTGTTTCCAACCAAGATTACATAGTTTATGATTGGAAATATAATATCTTTTGTCATTAAAAGGTCTATCTTGAATATACGAAATATATTTATGAAAATTATCGTCATTTTTTATTTTTTGTATAAGTATTTTTGCAAGTTGAATTATTGAAATCTCACTATTTTCATCACAACCAATATTATATATTTCTCCAATAATACCAGAAAATAAAATATTTTCAATAGCACTACATGTATCTTTAACATGCATAAAGCCTCTAACATTACTACCATCACCTTGAATAGTAATTTTTTCATTTTTTAACAACAATTCAATAAATCTAGGTATAACTTTTTCAGGATATTGATTAGGTCCATAAACATTATTGCCTCTAGTTATTATAATAGGAAGTTTAAATGAATAATAATATGACTTAGCAATTAATTCCGCTGCGGCTTTAGTAGCTGCATAAGGATTAGTTGGACACAAAATAGATTGTTCATTTTTTTGTAATTCATTTTCATTTAAAAGTGATTCTCCATATACTTCGTCGGTAGAAATATGAATGAATAATTTAAGTTTATTATAAATTCTAGAGGATTCAAGAAGAACATGAGTTCCTAAAATATTATCATTACTGTAATCAAGTGAATTATTAAATGAATTTTGAACATGAGATTGAGCAGCAAAATGAATAATATGTGTAATATTATGTTTTTTAAGTAAACTTAAAATAAAATCTTTATTACAAATGTTTTCTTGATAAAAGAAATAATTATCTTTATTTCTAATATTTTCTTCAATATTTTCAATGTTTGAACAGTAGTTAATACAATCAATATTTACAAGATTGAATTCAAGATGATATTTATTAGATATTTCATTAAAAAAATAATTAATGAAATTAGAACCAATAAAACCACAACCTCCTGTAATTAAAATATTCATATTATAATAATTTAAATTAAAAATATGAATAAAACTCAAATATAAAATAGTAATATTTAATTTTCTCCACAACCTTTGCATCCATGAAAACCGTCTCCATTAAATCTTGGTGGATATATTTCATCATTATTGATACATGTTTTTTGAATTTCTCTTGTATGAGTACTTTGGTCTTTATTTATAGAAAATGTTTTTGCATATACACTACGTATTACTAAACGTCCTCCTATACGCCTATGACATGCAATATTAGAAGTGCAACTTTTATCTTTCAATTCTTTTGTTTCATCTTTAACACATGTATGATTATTTCCTTTTTTATGTATGTAGACACCTTGTGAAGCATTTTCACTTAGATTAGCATCAGGTTGTGCAACTGCAAAAGGATAAGGTCTTCTAATCCATTTATTTCTATTTAATATACTAGATTTATTATTCATAACAGAATTTTTAATTACAGAATTATCATTAGTAGGGCAATAACCAGAATTATAAATTTGCATAGAAAAGTTGCCTTTAGTTCCGTGATTAACTGGACCACCATTACGGCTATATGGAGTTCTTTTAACTGACCTACTTAAATTAGTTTGACCAACATATCCTTGGTTTCTTAAAGTACCATTTATAGAAAATGTATTGTTATTAGAAACTTTATTAAAGTATTTGGTTTCAGCTTTTTTTTTTAATGTATTTAATGACATAATATATAGATATATAAAAATTGATTTAAAAAATAACTTAATATTAATGAAACATATAAATAATACTAAAATGCCTTGTGAGTGGAGAACAAAAGCAAAAGAATACAAAAGAACTGATGATTTTAAAAAAGGTAAAGGTTTTAAAAATAAAAAAAAGATAAATAATCAGAATACCAATAACAATAACAATAATAATAACTATAATAATAACAATAATAACTATAATAACTATAATAACAATAATAACTATAATAACAATAATAACAATAATAACTATAATAACTATAATAACAATAATAACTATAATAACAATAATAACTATAATAACAATAATAACTATAATAACTATAATAACTATAATAACAATAATAACTATAATAATTATGAAAATAAACCATTAGAACCTTTAAATCAGAATAAAATAATTGTTCCAATAGATCCAAACCTACAAAATATTGAGCAAAAATTTGATTATTTAGAAACTTGCAAAAAAAAACAAGAGGAACAAGACAAATTAGGTTTAAATTTAAAAGACCAAAAATATTGGAATAAAAATAAATGGATTGGTCCAGTTCATATGAAAACAAAGAAAAATGTAGATAACAAATACTATATAAACAAAATATTATATAGCAGGAATGGTGTGGATTGGTTTAATAGTTGGAAGGAAACTTTTGAAGAAGAAGAATATAAAAAAATGATGATTCAAATACATGAAGAAAGAATGCAAAAACATACAGATGAATATATAAAAAAAATGGAAAAATACGAAATGAAAGAAAAAATGGAATCAATAATACATTACAATAATACAGGTGATTTAGATGATTATGCAATAATAGAATCTTGGATAAAAAAACATGATGATTTTGAAAAAGAAATAGAAAATGGATTGGAAATTTTGGAAGAAGATGAATATAGTGATGATGCAGATAGTAGTTATGATAATAATTCAGATAATGATAGTTTTAATTAGTTTGTATAAAAAAAAATATCTATAAAGTAAATTTATGAGTGATGATGAAAGTTTAACAGATGATGAATGGATTAATGAATTTGAAGATGATGAAGAGAAATTTGGTGAATTTTATAATGAACCAGTGGATTATATAAATATTTATTTTTTATACTTAAAGAACAAAGAAATATTATATAGAAAAAATATAAAATATTATTTAAGAAAAGCAAATATTCTTTCAAGTGAAGAATTAATAGGTTTAATAGTAAAATTTAAACGTAAAGATGAAAAAATATATTCAATATTAAAAAATAGTATAGATACTCATTATGAAAACATAAATAAATTTATTCAGAGTAATGAAGATACAATGAAAGAAATAAAAAGTTTTGAATCAATAGAATTTGATAATACAATTCCAGTATTTAAAGAGTTGAATAATATTTTTATTTTTATATGCAATAAAGAAAAGAAAAATAATACTTCAAGAAAAAATAAAATAGTAATTGAATCAAATATACAAAATAATTTAAAAGAAGTTCAAAAAGAAGAGCCAAAGGAAGAGCCAAAAGAAGAGCAAAAAGTAAAAGAAAATAAAGATACAAAAAAAATAAAAATAACTTTAACGAATGAAAATAAGAAAACAAAAAAAAACACAAATGATATAATGAAAAATTTAATAAAAAAGCATTAAGCAGGGTTAAATATATTACAAATAGTGATTATATGTCATCAATATTAAAATCCGTATCTTCAATAATTTTCACTTCATTATCATTTTTTTCATTAATTTCTTTCATAATTTCATTTTCTATTGTATCATCAACATCTTCTTTTGTAAATTCAAATAGTGTATCAGACTCATCATTTTCTTTATAAGTAGGTCCTTCGGTAAGACTTTTAAAAGAATTCCAGTTCTCATTAACATTTTCTTTTAATCTTTTACTTTCTTCTTCGCTATATACTTCAAGCAAATCACATTTGCTTAATTTAGATTTATCATCACTTTTAGTTTCCCATGTTCTTTCACCAACTAATACAATTGTACCGACTTTTAGTAAACTATCTCTTTTACCTCTTCCACGGAATTTATTTCTTATAATGCATAAGAATGTAGTACCATCTAAAGATATAACATTAGCCATACCATTACCAAGTAATTTAGAAACGCATGCATATATTTCACCTTCAAGTTCAGCATAACGTAGTCGGTTGCTTCTAGGTGCATTCATAAATTTACGACCTTGTTTTTTTTGTTTATTACCACCGAAATTTTTAACCATTTTGTATAATATATTAGTTATTTTATACAAAATCAATTTTATTTTTTAATTAAAATTTTTAATCAAAACTATGTTTTAATGAATTTAAAATATTAGTTTTTTTAGTTTTACCTCTGCATGATGGTTTACCAAATAAGAACATACCATAATGGAAATTTTTTCCATATTCTATTTTCTTCTCTCCCATGTAAATAAGGAAACCAAGAACAAGCAAAACACCATTAATAATACCTAATAAGTATTGAATCATATTAACATTATCAATACTATTAGTCATTTGATTTTTGTTTTGTTTATTTTTCAATGCATTATATTCTCTTTTTTTTAATTCAAATATGTAAATAATAGCAGCGATTATAAAAATAGAAAACCAAATATAGTATGGTGTAGAACTTAATAAAAGAAAGGTAATATATAAAATAAGTGAACCAAGTAAAATATAATTAACATTTCTTACTTGTTCATCCATTGTAAACAATACAAAAAATAACAATGTAAAATAGCCTAAAAAGTGCTTGGCGTACATATTATTTTCAAAACTATCTTGAATTCTGCAAGGAAATAAATTACCTAAATAATTACCAGATACAATAAGCAAAAATATAAAAATAGCCATAGAACCTTTTGAAAGATTAAAGTAGTGTGAAAATGATTTATCATCATCATTTTTTTTGTCATCATCATCATTTTTTTTATCATCATCATTTTTTTTATCTTTAACTATACCTGCATTAATTTCATTAGTTGTTAGATTAACTTTAAAAATATCGTCTTCCTTATTCATTTCCATTATATATTAAATAAATATAAAATTAATTTTAAAATACTAAACATAATCTATCTAAATTTTCTTGAAAGTTAATATTTTCAATAATCCCAAATGCTTTATTTTGTATATTTAAATTCTGTTCATCTGGTTCATAATTAAATAATTCATGAAAGTATTCTTCATCATTAAGTTTATAATTATTTTCACAATTCCATTTGAAATTTTTTTCATCAAAAGATATTTTTTTTTTTTCATGGTCTATTTTTCCATCAAATGCAATAATTCTATTTTTCCATAATGGACAATTATTAGCATAATATAACCAATAATCGTGTAAAACTGTTTTTAAAATACTTTCCCCTTCAATATTTTTGCGAAAATGATTAGGAATATATTTAACATAATCTAATTTAATTGAATATAATCTATTATTTTTTAATACATTCCTATTTTTCTCATGACAATATTGATAATATTCTAATTTTTGCTCTTTAATTTTAGGTGGATTAAATATATTAGAATTAGGTTTTTTATTTAAGCAAAATATAAGATTTGATAATGCAACAATACGATTATTTACATAACTGCTATTATATCCAATAAAAGGAATTTGAATTTTGAAATAATTTGAGATAACGCTATGCATTTCTTCAAATAAATTATTATTATCAAAGGATTTAACATAATAACAAATGGTAGAAATTTTCTTTTTTTCAAGTGATTGTAAAAATCTCTGATATTTACTATCAATATTTAAATATTTATTAGGTATTTTTCCTCTGTACATAGTTTGCTTTTCATTACTATCTAAGAGTAAGAAAGCTTTGAAAACATCAGTTGTTTTATTATTATGATACAAGTTGTAGAGACAATCATAGAAGTTATTCCATGTAAAATTATCATTTTCAATTATTTTCATTAAATAATGGTAGAGTTTAAGTTCATAATCATTAATTCTCAAATAAAGATAATACAAGATCATAACATAGTTTTTACATAAATCAATATAATGACTCATATAAAGTTCATTACACCAAAATACAAACTCTTCAAAAGTAGAATCAATAATGCTAGATACTATCATCATTTCAACATCTTTTGAAAAGTATAACAAACGCGTTAATTGTATATTTTCCATTTTAGCAAATACTTATATATTTAAATTATTTTAAAAATATGAATTCAATTTTAATATCATAATAATACATAATGAGTGCTTGGATGGATCACTTAAAAAAAGTAATGGCTGAAAACAAAGGAAAATCATTGAAAGAATGTATGATTATTGCAAAAGGTTCTTATAAAAAACCAGCAGATGGAAGTGTTGTAAAGAAAGTAAAAAAAACAAAATCAAAGACAGGTAAAAAAGTAATGAAGACAAAAAAAGGAAAGAAAGAAAAAAAAGTAAAAAAGACAAGAAAAATGAAAAAAACTCGTGGTCGTAAATAATTTGAAAAATGATTTTATCTAATAATAATACATATGATAAAATCATTGAAAAATAGAAAAGGAAAAAGAGGAGGATTTTTTACTAGTAAAAAGACTGAACCATTAAAGTACGATTTTACAAATGAAGAAGCTGAAAGAATAGAAAATTTGTTTTGTGATAATCCTGCACCAGAAGAAGAAAGGTGTTCACCAGAAGATATGGAAAAATATAAAATTATAAGTAAAATAAAAGCACAAATGAGACGAGATCAATTTCCAGGTAAAATAGAAGACTATAAAAAACTGAATAATGATGAATATAGAAAATTAGTGAATGGTTCAGATATTATTAAAAGTGAAGGAAAAGATGTAACCGGAAGTAAGCTTGGAACTGCTGCTAGAATAGGTTTTAGTAATTTAATGCGTGGCATAACGGGAGGTAGAAAAAGCAAAAAAGCAAGCAAAAAAGCAAGCAAAAAAGCAAGCAAAAAAGCAAGCAAAAAAGCAAGCAAAAAAGCAAGCAAAAAAGCAAGCAAAAAAGCAAGCAAAAAAG